ATTATAATCTCCCGTAGTCAATACTATAGCATAGTATATAATATTACTTATTTAAAAGTCAAGATATTTTCTTAGATGTTTGCTAGTGGTTGAGGTTTACCGTCATCTTCGCTATATCCGTATGCGGTTGTTGACCAATCGTCTCCTGTAAATTTTAGCGAAAATAACACAATTATATTATCTAGTTCATCCATATTTGAAAAAATAAACCGATAACCGTCTTCTGGTAGGGTATCATCTTGTGGAAATAATAGCGGTGTCTTTGTCGTATCATACATGAACACCAGGCGGGAACCTTCTTTACCTATATATCTGGCTGCTTTAGTAACTAGTGTTAGGCCCATATTTTTCCGCACATAGTCAATGGAAAATGTCATCGGTACATAGTAGTTATTTACCTTGAGTTGACTTTCAATGATAGAATAACCCATTGCTGCATCTAAGAATGATTGAACAAATTCTTTATCTTTAGCTATATCCTCGTTGATGAACAATCTTTTTTCATTTTTCATCTGCTGCATTATTTTATGCATTTCTCGTAGAACATCTATTCCAGTAAATTCATATTCTTTCATGCTGATTCCTTTTTGTTTGGATTACTGCACTATCCTGCCGATCTTAGTCACTATGTCGGACAGGGTTAATCTAATTTGTATTATATCTGGATCAGCTGAATCCGGGAATAGTTCTAGTTCAGACATCGTTGATTCAATTAAATTGAGATATTCTATTAGATTTCGTTTATGTACAGCAATAAGGGCGTGTGACTTAGAACTCAATATCTTGGGCCACATTGATTCAATTATCGCAAACGAGTTAATAGCCATATTCTAGGTTTATGTTTTTCAATGTGGCCCAAGTTTTGTTGATATCGGTAATTTCACTTATCTTCATTGTTATTTTTTCTCTCTAAATCAACTTTATCTGCATCTGTTTTAATTATCAATGCAATTTCCATCATACAGTTGATATTTTTATTAATTCTATCAACTGTATCTTTGGGGAGTCGTGTTTCTTTACGTTGATCTAGTTCATTAAGTTTTTTGGTCATGTTTGCTTCCTTTGTGTTTGCAGTTATTGCCGTGCCATCTTTTATGCATACCTATACTCACTTCTTTTCCGCAATGTTCACATATTTTCTTTTGTTGTGATGGATGTGTGCCGGCTTCTAGCATTTTTCTATTACCTTCTGAACCTACCCAGGGATTCTTTCCTTCTTCTATCATTTTTCTGTTATGTTCTGGGCCTAGGAAATTATGTCTTCCTTCTGCTACTAATTTTTTGTTGAGTTTTCCGTCTGTATTGGGTGCGTTGCCGTTTTGCCAGTGATGTATCCCTTGCTCTGATCTCCATATGCTTGGGTTGTTAGTTTGAAATACGTTATGCCCTAACTCTGCGGTTTTCCTTGATATTGCACCATCTTTATTTGGATTTTTATTCCCCGTCAGATTATGTGTTCCATTTTTAATCCGTTCTAACTGAATATCTCGAAATTCTTCTAATCTTTCGGGATGTTTTTTTAACCAATGATTATCTCCACTAATTTTTGCTGCTATTTCTGGATTTTTCATTGGATTATTTTCTGAACTAAACCCAATGGGATCATCTGTCATATTCATGCAGCCCGGTTTTCCATAGTGTTCTTTAAGATATCCTCCCTCAATTTCCCTCTTAGCTTTTTCATCTTCTGCATATTCAAGTATTTCTCGGGTCAGAGTAGATTTATCTTTAATTGATAATGGCCAAAGACCAGAACCCATATATCCATCGTCTATATTCTCGGTGCTATGGCTTCCGATATAGTATTTGCCGTTCTTGTGGGTTATTTTGTATATAATATGTATCATAGAGTATTTATGCATAATGCGCGTGACTATTAAATATAATATCATATTTGAAGCAGATAAATCAAACGTTATTTCACCGATCTAGCAGACAATGAAAAGCCCGATTGCTCGGGCTTTTCTGTTTTGTTGCTTGTTGCGTAAATTACAAGATTTAACCGTAATCCTTGACTTTTCATCTCATTGAAATGATAAATTTTGGATGGCAATTTCACCTAGGTAATCCCCAGCGTTCCCCAAACTTGAGGCAGTGTTAGTAAGTTCAACATAGCCATAACGTGTTAGGAAGCCAACTACTGGTTCAAATGTTGCTGGATCAAGAACAACACCGCTGCTCATCAATGGAATGTATGGGCAGTAGAATGCTGGTGCATCCGCTTCGCTTGTACCTTTGTAACCTACTAGCACTGGAGTTGAATCCGCTGCATAGCTGTTTACATAAATCTTCATTGCGCTGTTCAATGTACCAACAAACTTGGTGTTTGTAGGAGCTTCGAAAGTGCCTTCAGTTGTACGTGCAAAAGCTGAGGTTGTTGCAGATTGCAGAACTGTTAGTGCAGCTGGGGATACAACAGCCCAGTTACCAGCGCCACGACGTGTGCGTTGAGCGATCTTGTTAGCTACACGATTGATAAGAACAGCCAATGCTGCGTGTTCATCACCAACGAATGTTGCTGTACCGCTTACTGCTGCTTGATTGTATGTTTCTTCAGTTGTTGCAAGTGCTGCCAACGAACCCAAGATTTCTTGATCAATTTCAACAGTGATTTCTTGTGCAAGAGCTGCCATGATTTCTGCTTCAACATCCAAACCATGCATTGCTTGTGCATCTTGTGCAGCTTCAAACGTCCAACGTGCTGACAACTTACGTGATTTAGCTTCAACCACTTGTTTCAGGATCTGAACGTTAATACGCTTACCTGGTACGCCTTCAAGAGCTGCTGTAGAATCTGCACGGCCTGTTGAATTGCTTCCTGAGTAAGCAGATGCAATTTTGAATGGGCTTAGTGCTTCATCACCTGCGGCAACGCTTGTTGCATATGGTGAACCGTCTGTCATGTTATCAGCATAACGCACACGTAGAGTGTGAATCTGTGATACAGGACCAGTCATTGGCTGAACACCAATGATTTCGTTAGCAATAACTGTCGGCATTACACGACGAATTACTGGAAGAATAACGCGGTTTAACGTAGCTACGTTACTTGCTTGTGTTCCGCCTGCTGTAGCGTTTTCTGCTAAGTGCTTGCGGGTATTTTCTAAAATTACTGACATCGAAGTGCGGCGAGAACCTTGTAAACCTTCTAACAGGGCTTCCTTGGTTTCATTCCAACGGCCTTCTAATAGTTGTTGTGACATTTTCTTTTTTCTCCTTAGATTTTTACTTCAGCCCTGCTAATCGTTTAATTTCGATAACGTTATCTGTATCGTATTGAACGCTTGGTTTAGCAGTTTTATCACCCGACACTTCTTTGCGCGACTCTACCAACACTTTTGCTTTTGGCGCATCTGTTGATTTTGCATTGCTTAGAACTGATGGAAGATACTTATCATATACAGAACGCAGTTTATTGGTCTGTACATTTTCAAGAAGGTCCGACATTACTGATGCCCTGTCTTTGCTCAGTGGATTAAGCAGTTCGGCAATTACTTGCTTACGTTCCGCTGATTCTTGAATAACTCTCATTTCACGGTCTTTTGATTCAACTAATTTTGATGCCGTTGTTGCTGTGGATTTAGCTTCTTCTAGTTGACGATTTTTAGCTTTAACCAGCGAAGTTAATTTAGCAATTTCCTTATTTTCATTCAGGTGTGTTGCAGTAAATTCACTTGCAAATGCTTCAAACAATCTCCTACCAAACATATTTTCACGTGCAACTTGGATATCTTCTTTAAGCTGAGTCAATTCAGACTCTAAACTTTTTGTAACAGCTTCTTTAACAAGCTCAGAACTCTTAGCAACAAAAGACTTTTGCATTTCTGCCATTTTTGTTTTGGCTCCAGCAATTAAACGTACCTTTGTTTCTACAACTTCCTGTTTGTCTTTAGCAAACTCACTTATTTCGCTTGCTAGTTGGTTCATTACAAACGTTTCTAACTTGCGTAAGCTTTCATTCTGGATCTTGCGATCTGAACGAAGTTCCTTGATTTCTTCGGCCAATTTCTCAACCATAAAATTTTGGAATTTGCCTCCTGATTCACGAACAAAGCTTTTAAACTTTACACGATCTTCAGCAAGTGCTTGCTTCTCTTCTTGAAATTCTGCAATTTCAACTTGAAGAGATTCTGTTACCATTTTGTCTAAAGCCACAACCATTGTGTTCTTATCGTGCTCGTAGCGGCGGGCGAATTCTTCACGCAATTCACTACGAACTGATTCACGGGCTTCAGCGAGCTGAGCTTCCCATGCTTCGTTAATAGCAGTACGAGTATCTTCGTTAATAATGCCGTTGTCGAGCAATGAATTAATGGTATTTATGGTCATTATACATTCTCCTTTTTACCTACTTTACTTACTTTACTTCCTACTACATCTTGATTGTCTTAAATACAACAACCAGAATCTCTTATAGGGATCTACCCAAATGCATTACATAAATCATTTATTTCTTGGTCTTTTCTGCGTTAAACTAAAATTACCAACTCTAATTTCTTCTGCTTTAATACCTGGTAAGTTAACGTTAAAATCAATTTTAGCGTTATCCATTATGTCAAAAGAATCAACTTCTTGACCTTGCGTATCTATAGTAACATGCAATAATATACTAAAATATTTTTTATTATCTGTTAAATCTTCACTAATAGACTCAGTCATTATATCAGTATACTTACGAAAAAATTCAGCACCACTTAATTTTGCATTATTACTCATTTAAGTTTTAGCTCTTTAATTACGCGCAAAACTTCTTCTTTAACAAACTTTTGTACTTTTTGGTCTTCTAACGATTCCGCTGATAAACCAAGTACTTTATGTCCGTGTTTCATGTTCAGAAGACTTTCGTATATTGCTTTTGGATAAGCACTTGGTGCGCTTGGTTGTGCAACAACGTCAACTGTGATAATTTCAAAGTCGCTAACGTGACCAGTAGCTTCGTTTACATTACCAGAACCTCTGCTTGACACGCCTAACTTTACGCCAGCTTCTAACATAGTTTTAACTAGATTGCCCATTGGTGTTGGCAGTATTTTTAGTGTTCCGAAACCATTTGGACCATCCATCCACATATCTGTAATCATATGACTAACTCGGTCTAGATTAATTTTTAAGTCATCTGGGTGATCTACTTCACCTAGAACTGAGTAACCACCTTTAACTTGTTCCATAATGGTGCCTACAGCTTTAGTGATTTCATTAACAGGGTAAACGCGCTGATTTGCATTTTTAACCCCGCCTTGAATAAATATACCCTTCATCTTTAAAGATTTTCCACCCTTAGCATCATCCTCGTTGATGATTTCCATACGAGCATGATCAAAAGTTAAATTCTCTCTAAGATATAAAGACATTATTTAATTAACCCCTAAAACCTGATTTGCCACCTGGTTCAACTGACTTATCGCTTACTGAACCACCCATCGTGTTTTTATTTCCAACTGGGGCACCTTCTTTTGATGCTGGTTTAGTTGCTTTCTTAAATGTTGAACCTGCTTTAGCGCCTGGACGATTTTCAAAACCGTCTGCTCCTGGCAGTTTACCTTCGCCTTTAGTACCGTAGTTGCTTGCTTTCTTTGGGCTTGTTCCGTCTGGTGCATTTTCTGCGCCACCACGTGCGATATTAGCTGATGATCCACCCATATCGTTTTTGCCACTTATTTGCGAGCTTTTCTTGTTAACAGCTACTTTTTCGCTTGAGGCGCCAACTGCATCGCCTTCTACTGGCTTAACAGCAGTTACTTTTTCTACGTATTCACGCATTAAGTCAGCTGGTGTTTTACGTGCTATTGCTTTTTTATTTTCATATACTGATGCTGATTCTTCATCATCGTCGCCTTCTTCTGCGCTAAAATCTTCGTCGTCGCCTTCTTCTGCATCAAGGTCGCTTTCTTCGTCGTGTATGCCTGGGAATTTTTCTTCTTCTGCTTCTTCTCCGGCCATTAATTGGTCAAATTCTGCTTTAAGTTCGTCTATTGCATCTTCAAGATCAACAACGCGATCTTCTAACTCTTCTTCACCGCCATCAACAACTTCGTCATCGCCATCAACAACTTCATCATCGTCGCCAAATTCGTCATCGCTATCAACAACTTCATTATCGTCGCCAAATTCGTCATCTGATTCATGCATACCTTCCATGTCGCCATCGATCGTATTATTGTGATCTTCGATTTCGTCTGTCAGTGAATTAGCGCCTTGACCTTTTTGCACTGAAAAACGGCTTTCTTCTTCTAAGCTTTCATAAATATCACGTGATTTTTCTACTACGATTTTATGAAATAATGCTTTAGCTTTGGCTTCATCTTCATTAATGATAAATTCCACCAGCTGTTCAAATTTGTTTTGTGTTTTCATGTTGTAAAACTCCTTAAAATTGGGTTATGTGGCGCAGTCGTAGAGAGGTACGATTGCATAATAGTATTTACTGTATTATTTAAAAAAGGTATGAATTGGTGCAAATTTGGATCAATTTGATCTAAATTACGGAGTTTGAGATGCTGCATTAGCTTCTTTTTCTAATTTTCTTTGTTGTTTTTTGATACTTGCAGCAATTCGACGATTTTGAGCTCCTTCAATCCCATATAATTCCTCCCATGTTTTCCCTTTTTTAGCTATACTTAAATTTCGTTTGTGTGAGTCTGTCATGGGAGGTTTCTTTTTATATGATTTGTGTGGTTTTCTCATTTTTTGTTTCGTTTCTTCTGATCTTTTTAGCCCGGTTCGTGATTTTGCACTTGCTGTTGCCGAAGCTTTTGATTTAGGTTTTCTTAATTTTAATTTTACTTCTTCTGTGAATGCATCTTTCATATTTTGTTTTTGTTTGTCTGTTCTTTTTTGCCCTTTTCGTTTTATTGCCCCGTTAGTTATAGATTCTATAGTATTGGTATTAGATGTTCCATTAGCTATTTTTGTAGCTTTAATTTTATCTATTGTAACTTGCGTAGGGGGTTTACGAGATAAAGCAGAGTTTCTCATATTTTTCTTATGATCTTCCGCAAATACAGTTCCGCTAGGTGTTCCGTCTATTCCATTTTCTGGTCTAAGGTTTGCCCATATTTTTTGACCATTAATATCTTTGATTTTTACTACATCCCATTGCTCAGAACACATTACCGCAAACTTGGATAGTTCTTCTTTGTTTTCAAATAAACAATACCAGATGGTTTCTATATTTCGCCCATGTTTGTTTAAATGCTTCTTCCAATATTTACCCGAACCTTTATATTTAATCATTTCTTTTTCAGGTAGTGTTGATTTACAGAAATACAATAATCCGGTTACCGTATGACGTTTGATACAAAGATATGTTGGTATAAATTCTTGTTGATAAATACTCATGCTGACATAGTCCTTTATGTTAGAGTAGTCGGGAATTGGCGTTCCGCGGACTACTTATTTATTTGTGTTACATCATTCCACCAGATTCAGTACTGGCAGGCGGCTGATATTGGGCAGCAACAGTTTTAATCTTTTGTTCAAACTCAACTTTTCTAATATCGTTCAAAACTCGTAATTTGTTAAGTTGACCAAGAGTAAGTCTTGTTTTACGCATATCAGACAATTTAAGAACTGATTGGTCGTCTGATTCCGTACTATATCCTGTTGGTGTTTGGACAATCGTGTCGTTTGAAGTTTCTCTAAGTAGCTCTGATATAAACATAGTATGGTATTTATACAATATCTAAAATTATACAGGGGCGGCTGCTGGTCCAGGCGGTGCTGTTGGTTCGGCTCCTGCTGCAGGTGGCATTCCTCCCTCTGGCGGCATTCCTCCTTCAGGTGATGTTTCTTCTCCTGGCATAGGTTCAAAATTTTCTAAATCAGATGAGATACCGCCGGCAGATACACCAACACT